GTCGACAAATTGTTGACAGAGAAAACACTCCTCGAGTCATGCGAGCACTAGAACGAGCCAAAGCCGGCAAGAATGTATGCTTGACGCAAAGTCAAATTGATGCATTAATCATGGCTTCTTACAGTAATCCTGCAGCCGCCGACAGGATGGCTGCTGATCTATGTGACGCGGCAGCTAAAAATCCTGACGGTAAAGCTTCCAATGAGGATATTGCAAAAATCTGGGCAAATTCTTCTTACAATAATAGCAGTAACGCAAGAAACAGCGATGCAAATTATGCAATGACTGGTAAGCCAAATGCCAGTACTGTGGTTAAATCTCCAGAACGCTTAAAGAATGAAGGACAGTCTGCTGGTACCAAGGATATATCTTCGGGCCGTGTACCTTTACCAGAAAACAACAGTTGGCGCGGTCCTTATGGCAACGGCGGTCAAACCGGCACACGAGTAAACACAACTTATGGACAGCCGACTTCGACCCATAAAGCACAGTACGAAAGAAGCACATATTTAAACACTGGGCAAGTACCTCAGGGCTCTAGTTTAACCTTGACACAACTCAAAGACAAGTACGGCGAACCACATATTGGTGAAAATTACCCGCCTAACGCACCTACTAAGTCTGCCTAATAAAACCCAGCATAATACAACCTGCTAAATAGGTGTATGCCGATGATTTCTTCATTTCGTGGATATAGTTCGATTGGAACCAGCTTCCTGTCGCCAGTTCGCTATGACCTAGATCTTGCCAAACAAGACCTCTTAAACCATTTTGGCACACGCAAAGGCGAGCGTGTGATGATGCCTACTTTTGGTAGTATTATTTGGGAATTGTTGTTTGATCCGCTAGATGAAGAAACCAAGAAAAAAATCAACGATGATGTTGTTAGTATTATTAAAAACGATCCAAGGTGGCAACTGCTAACAGTTGATATCGATGAAGAACCAAATGCGTTAAATGTCAAGGTTGAAGTTTTGTATTTGCCTGCTGATGAAAAAGTACAACTACCTTTGGTTTACGATAAAGGAACAGAAACAGAATGACACAGTCTAGACGACTTGGGCAACTAAATGCCGCAGAAAATTGGGTTAATACCTATCGGTACCTGACTAATGCAAACTTCAAAGCATATGATTTTGACAGCCTACGAACAGCATTATTAAATTATGTACAGGTAAACTATCCTGAAGATTTTAATGATTTTATCAATTCCAGTGAATATGTTGCACTGATTGACCTTATGGCCTATATGGGTCAAAACATTGCTTTCCGCAGTGATTTAAACCTAAGAGAAACTTTTTTAGAAACAGCTGAAGTGCGCGGTAATGTGTTAAGCATTGCTCGTCAGTTAGGTTACAAGCCTTCTCGAAACATTGCCGCAGGCGGATTCTTAAAAATTGCGTCAATTAGTACCACTCAAAATATCGTAGACAGCAGAGGTACCAACTTGGCTGGCCAAGTCATTGTCTGGGGTGATCCACTAAATTCTGACTTCAATGAACAGTTTACCTTGATCATGAATCAAGCACTTAATAAGATGAATCCTGTTGGAAGACCTATTAGTCGTATCATTGACAATGGTGTTACAAGACAACTGTATCAGATTGATCAACTTGAAACAAGAACTATGGTCGAAACCGTAAGCCTGACAGGAAAGAATAACAATCCTTATTCTTGTGAGCTAGTACCGGTTAACATTGATATTGAAACACAGTTGGCAGTTGAAAGTGTGCCTAATCCCTACGGATACCTATCCTTGTTGTTTAACAATGACGGTTCTGGGTTTTCAGCGCAAAGCAACGGCTGGTTCTTTATGTTCAAACAAGGAAGATTAAAGTTTGATGACTATGTACTCGCAGATAGCATTGAAAACCGTGTAATTGATATTGAATCCGACAGCATCAACAATACTGATATCTGGGTGCAAAGCATTGACAACAGTGGCCGCATTATAGAAAACTGGACACAGGTTTCAAATATTCTAGGCAACAATATTGTTTTTAACAATATTAACAAGGATGATAGAAAACTGTTCGAAGTCATTACTAGAGAAAACGATTCAGTGTCAATTAAATTTGGCGATGGTATCTTCTCAGACATACCCACTGGCAATACTCGTATTTGGTATAGACAAAGTGCAAGCGAAGCTGTGTCTTTTGTGCCAATCAATGTAATCAACACAGAAATTTATCTCGAGTACTTGGATTCATTGGGTATTAAACAGACATTGACAGTGGCATTGCAATTAACTGATGTAGTTTCAAATTCTCCAGGTGAAACTATTGAAGAAATTAAAAATAAAGCAAGCCGTACTGCCGCAACACAGGAAAGGATGATCACTGGCAGTGATTATAACACATATCCTGAAGGTAAGATTGGTGGTATTGCCAAGGTTAAATCTATCAACAGAATACATGCTGGACAAAGCTTGTTTAGTGATTTTCAAGATCCATCTGGCACTTATAGACCAGCAATATCTCTAGCCGACGATGGGTTTATCTATACCGATGAAGTGGTAGAACAATCGTCCATTGAAATTGGTCTAAGTCAAGATGAAGTAATTAATCTCATTGAGAATCAATTGCTTGATCGAGCTCTTCATCAATTTTATTACAAAAAGTACCAGCCAATTGTATCGTCTGACACTGTGTACTGGAAAACTGTAGACACATCAAATGCCATCAGCCACGGCTACTTTGTGTTAGATGACGGCTTAGGCCTACCATTGAGAATTGGCAAAGGCAATCCTGATATTCAATTTAGGAATCTACGCAAAAACACATTAATTAAAACCATTGACGGAGTCTGGGCAAAGATCAGTGATGTTTACCGAGAAGGGTTTGGATTAACAGACAATCTTGGTGTTAACACTGGTCTTCGTGCAAACGGGCAAGGTGCTGTGTTCTTAAACAAGATAATTCAAAGCGCAGATCCAGTGCGTATTCTATCGTGGTTCCCTGCACTTAGAACTGTGTTTGCTGTTGCAGAAAGAGCTGATATAGCAAAAGAAGTTGCAGCTCTAAGAGATTTTGCACTTCGTTACGATCAAGTATTTGATCGTTGGCGCATTGTGCGCGGAGATAATATTGATCTAGCCGGTAGTTTCAGTTTGGCCAATGCAGGCAATAATACAAATCAAAACTTGGATGCCAGCTGGTTAATAAGATTCACCTACAGCACACTTACTGAGTCATGGAGCTCTTACCTAAGAAAAGACCAAACAACATTTGGCAGCGAGGCTCAGTTGGCGTTTTATAACACCAAGTTTGGCAAAGGGCTTGACAGAAGAACTCGTCGCAGTATATCTGACACTCTTAAAATTTTAACAGTAAATGCAGGCATCAGCGAAGAAATGACGCTGGACATTGTTGACTACTACAAATTAAACGACAGCCGTTATGATTTCAAGCGTGTGCTGGTTTGGCTTCCAGGCCTGGCAGAAACACTGGTTCCCAATGATCCAGAATTAATTTCCGGGCTGATTAGTGGAAATACTGTAACCTTAAATCGTGTTGAGCTAGTTGATGCGCCAGGGCAATACACTTTACTGCCAGCCATTGGGCTCACTGGCAACTTGGGTCCATATCCAGGAAGAACAGGATTGAAAATTCAATACAATCATGTTCCTCTAAGAGATATACGAATCAATCCAACTACAACCAATATCATTGACATGTATGTTTTAACAGCACAATTCAATGCTGAATTTAGAGGTTGGATAGCCGGCGGTAGCCGTAGGGGATTGCAACCTATTCCTCCTGATTCATTTACTTTGTCAAAGCAGATGGCGTCAGTGATTCCTGCAAAAAGCATCAGTGATTCTATTGTATTCCATCCTGTAAAGTTTAAGATTATCTTTGGCGTTGGCAGCGATTTGCGTAATCAAGTTAAAATTCGAGTTACAAAAAGCGATGGTACCAAGATAAGTGATGCTGAAATTAGATCCAGAGTAATCCAAGCCATTGACGACTATTTCTCCGTCGACAATTGGGAGTTTGGAGAAACATTTTACTTTACAGATATGGCGTCCTGGGTACATGCCAAACTGGGCGGAATTATCAGTAGCATTGCATTGATTCCTCGACAGACAGGATTGACTCCCAATGATATGTTCCAAATTCGCTGTGACGATGATGAAATTTTTATCAGTAGTGCATCAGTGAACGATGTTGAAATTATTACCAGCGCCGCTACGATAACAATTTAAGGTATTAGAAGATGGCCAAGAATCCTAAGAGTGTAAATCCAGAAAAACCATTGATTAAGACTGCACCAGGGCAAACACTGGTAGAGTCTACCTCACCCAAAGCCTATGATTTATTGCCAGGCGTTTTTAGAACCGGAGGCAATAAAAAGATTCTGGATGCTTTTGTGGAAAACATGTTTCAACCTGCAAGTCTTGAAACATTGAATTTTACAGTTGGAAGAAAAACAAACGAAACAGTTGACAATGTCAACTTACCTCATCCTACGGCTCGTCGTCAACTAGAAGCTGGTTTGGTTTTGTTTACAGAAACCGGTGTCGAAACAGTAACAGCCGACGACATTGCAGTCAAATGGGGGTTCAATGACAGAACTCAGGAAAATCCAGTCCCAATTGCAATTTGCGATTTGCCCATTGACCCAGACAAATTTATCAACTGGTATGATTATTACTGGCTTGAAGAAGGCATGCCAGCACTTAATGTCGCCGGTGGATCTCAGCCTGAATACTATGATATAAAAAGAGATATCATTGGTAGTCGTTATTATACTCTACCAGTGCAAAGAAATGGGCGCAGCCTGTCACTAAAGAACGGCATGCGTTTAATTTTCCAACAGCATCCTTATCAAACCAGCATTGCTGCCGACGAGTACAAACAATATGTGTCAACAGGCGCAAGCATTGATTCAATTGATTTTGAGTTAACAGGTTACAACAAAGATTATGTGGGTGTTAGCATCAATGGCGAACTCAAAGTTGAAAATGTTGATTACAGAATTATAGGCAATGAAGTGCATTGGATTACGCCGCCAGAGTCTGGCGACAACATTTACATTGCCTTGGATGATTACTATCTTACCAAGGATGAATACAAGTCTCCAAGAATTTGGCAGGTTGAGGGCGTTGGCACCGAGCAAGGTATTCGTCTACTGGGAATTACTCATCAAGTTACTGCTACGATATACAGCAAAGTAGTTCAAAGCAAATGGGACCAAACAACTATTCCTTGGGACAGAATTGAATGGGATGGCGACATCCAAGGCATCAATGACAAGCACTACATTTTACAAAAGGTAGGTGCTGAAAATCGTAATGCACACAGTCGAGTAAATGTATGGTATCACCGAGACACTATTCAGACGCTTGCTGATCACTTAGACTTGACTTTTGAAGACATTGCCTTGAACTCGGCTCGTGCATTACGACCAATTTTAGAGTTTGATAACACCTTAGAAATGTGGACACATGGGACTGCATATCGTCCTTGGGTCAACAGTGTTGAAAAGACACAAGCCGATCCTTCATACTATCTAGGAAAATCTGTTCGCGAGGCAAACATTTTATTACAAATGGCCAAAGAAACCACTGAGGACTACAAGCTTAATTCTGCTCCTCGTGTACTGTGGCTTGTTGATGGTGCCTATCAACACAAGATCATTAATTTTAGATCTACCAGCGACATAGTCACTGAATTTTTTGTCGAAGCTGCCAATGATGGCGATGCTGTTGTAGTTCAAAATAGTTCTGGCATGGTTGGTCTATCTTTTGTTGAATACTATTGGAAAGGTGGTCAAGCATTACCGGCAAATTATCGAAAGAACAGAACCCAACAACCGTTGTTTGAATTGTATGGCCGTGCCGGAATCCGGCTCAGCGATTTAGAAAACATCGGCATACTACCTAATCATGTTAACAGTAAAATTGTTGAATTAATTTCTGGAGATACCTATGATTCAGAAAGCGGTTACAAGTTAAAATTTTCACCAAGCAGTTTCAGTGAACTAAATGATGCTAATATTGCTAAGAACCCTATGTACAACATTTTGTACAAGACTACTCAGCAGAATCTAGTAAGCTATTTTAAAAACAATGTAAGAAAGACTTACCCTGGGCCATATTCTTTTAGAAGATGGGCTGGTGGCAACAAAGAGTTTGAACTCAGTAATGGTTGGAAACAAGCATGGTTTAGATTAAAAAGTGCTGCCATCCGTAAAATAGCCATTGACAGCGAAACAAGTATACCATTGGACTTGACCATGTGGGCAAATTACCAATGGGGAGTAACTATAAATCAAGGTCAGACTACTTTTATACACCTTGACAATTATCAACCTGTAGTCGATAATCGTGCAGTAGTAGCTCGCGGACAACCTGCAACATTTAAACTGTTTTTGGCAGAGTCACCCGATATCCAATTGGTTACAATCAATGATGGTGTAACTGAATTTGTTACCAATGTCATCAATGGCGCTGTAACATTTACGGTTCCTACGAATGCAACAGATCTATTGACAATCACCATTGGCACATCAAAACTTACTGCCAGAGTCATTGATTCCTACCAAGACCCAAGAAACCCCAAGGTTAAGCTCAACGGCCTTGATGTTGACTATTCGTTTGATGTTACTTTGAGTGGTAATTCAGTAACCGCGGTCAATCTGTTAGTCAATGGTGAAGGCTCTTTAGAAATTGTACACCAAGGCAACATTGTCGACGACGATGTTATCACCGCGGTGCCTGGTATGGACCTAAATCCAGATCAGTATACCATACTTAATGAATTCAGTGTTGCAAAAATAATTGAACGGGTACAAGCAGAAATTTCTGCTACAAAGAGAAAAGATCAATCCTGGATTGACTGTTTGGCTGTTAAATCCTTAAATGGTATACAAATGGCTGAACATAGTTCTATGCGAGCAGCCTGGGCAACAATTAAGTTAAATCCAAGCCTTGATGAGTTGATAATTTCTCGGTCATTGGCGGGTTGGAAATGGCATAGAAAATTCTTAAACAAGCTTGAAGAATTACACAACATGACCAACCTAGAGGCAGTACCCCTAGAGAATACCGTCAATAGAATTTTAGAGGAACTGCTGGTTGGCACAACGCAAAGCTCTGTGGATGCAATCACAGGCATGGCAATGGTTACTTCGGGCATGAATGTCAACTTAGTTGATGTTGATATATCAACAGCCGAGTTTGATTTACCTAATACATTGAGCACCAATTATTATAGTGCAGATCATGTTTATGTCTATCTAAATGGTCAATTGCTGATCTATATCACTGACTACACCCTCAACGAAACCAATAACTCAGTGGTGTTAAACATACCTGCGGTTGCCGGAGATCAGATAGCAATATATCATGCCAATGAAGCAGACCTATATACTGGTATACCAGCTAGTCCAGCCAAGCTAGGCTTATCTGCGGTATACGAACCAGGATTCATTGAAGAAACATGGGGTGTTAACAGTCGCAAATATATTCGGCGCCACGATGGTACGAAGATCACAGCGTATCAGGCACCAGATGGTAGCGCACCTGAAAATTACATACTGAACAAGCTAATACTGGAACTTGAAAAGAGAATTTACAACGGTATTACAGTTGTGTCCGGCGCCAGAGAACGACAGCTACTGGTCAACAACTATAGTCGCAATCCTTTGACAAAGTTGCAAGTAAGAGGCCAACTTGATTGGTATCAAGTAAACAACCTCGACTATAGAGATCGCAGTGACTTTGTGCTAACCGATCCTTGGACATGGAATTACAATGGCAAGAGCTGGAGAGCTATCTATATTGATAAATTTGGTACCTATAACATCCACTCAGCGCCATGGGAGTCTTTGGGATACAGCATCAAGCCACAGTGGTGGGATTTGCATTATTCTTGGACTGATGCAACTAAACGTACGGCGTTAGAAAAGGCATTGCAAAATGGAGTAATCAGCAATCCCGAAGAAGAACTAACCATTGAACCTAATTTTAGAAGATCAGTGAGTATTTTCCCTGTAGACTCGGCTGGAAGTTTGTTGGATCCTGTTGCCAGCGCCGTGGTGTCTGCGCCCGGTGCTGATGTAGCTAGACAACCTTGGGAAATTGGTTCTCTCGGTCCCTATGAATTCTTATGGGCAAATAGCCCAGCTGGTGCATGGTCAAATGTAATGCATGGATTGACCAACTACAATGTAGTCAGCGAATTCTTTGACAGCAACATAGATCCATATGCTAAACAACTGCATATTAAAAATTACAGTCTGGCACCCAAAGGTGTAGATTCAACTGCACCAACACAGTTTTTCCAGGACAGGCCAACACTGGGACTGGGTGCAGTATTATTTGAGGGCAATCGAGACCTAAATCATCTGGGCGAAACACCATTAACAGACTTGATTTCTATTTCAGTTAGAATTGGGTTTGAACTTGGTGGCTTCAGTGATGGCAATATTAACATAAAATTACCTTTCTCAAGAAACGGATTAAACAATTATGTTCCTGTTGAAGATACTACAATGACTTTAAGCGAAGGCGTTGCGGTTTCTCAACTTCGCTATAGTGCAGTTCGTTTACAAAAAGACACAGACGGATTTCGTGTATTTGGATTTGATCCTGGACAAAGATACTTTTCAGTATTTCAACCAGCGAAAACAAGCCCTTCGCGAAACCTAGATACCGTCTACGGCACATTCAAAGAATATCAAGAGTGGAATGCTACACCAGTTGACATGGCCTATGGCTCTCTTCTGGCCAATAAGCAAGAAGTTTTGACATTTTTAATGGGCCTGGGAGAATATCAACAGAGCCGCGGACTTGTATTAGGCGAAGTAGATGCTCAAGGAATTAATGTGACCTGGAAGCAGGCTGCTGTTGATGCGTTTCAATGGATTGAGGAAGGATGGGGCAACAGTCATTATTGTATCATTGGCGTTGCAACTAGAGCCGGAATTAAGTTTAGACACGAACGCGGTAGCCTTGATGACTTATCCAAAGGGCTAGGATCCACCGGTAAAATTTTGTTCAGCTCAGGTCGTCCAGCATTGGCAACTGAAGTATTGGTAACAAGAAACATCGAAAGAAACACAGACAATATACAGCCGTTAAACGACGAGCAAATAGTCTTTGCTGACCTTAGCCTAAGAGATTTCCAACATGTGGTTTTCATCAATAGAAAAACCAAGTTCAACGATACCATTGTTGATTCAGTGACTGGCAATAGAGTTAATAGTGTAAAAATTTCAGCGAGACGAACACATGCTTGGACCGGTCGTCCAGCAGTCAATGGTGCAATTCCAACTGAAACAGGTATTCTTCCTAGCTTTGAAGCATTGGCTACTGATATCATAAAAAGTCGTCAGCCCGAGACCAGTGCATTTGAATATTTTAAGAATTCAATTTCAAGATCAAATGTGGTACCAGCCAAAGATAGTGTTGTCAGTGATATTATTCAAGACGACACTAATTTGTTCTTGTATCAACAAGGCGTACAAACTGCCTCGGGCACTAACCTGACCATTGATGCCTTGTTTAGAAATGTTAATTTTGATATTCCTGGCAAAGTGCAAGAGATTCAAGTCAACGAGCAATGGATGTTTGATGTTGGTCAATTTGGAAAAACTGGACCAAAAAAGATTTGGGAAATTGAGTTACGAAAAGAGGACTTCACCGGCCGCAGACAAATTATTAGATTTAACCCAGACAACAGCTCAATTGATTTAAGAAGCGATAACATCATTGACCTGATTGGAAATAAAGATCCTCGTTGGGTAACACGCCCCAGCGACCCTAATTTCAGAATGATTCCTCGCAGTGAAATCACTGTAGAGTACAGCAAGGCCAATGATTGGTTACCCAGTGCTGGTATTGCTGAACTCACTGACACTGACCTAAAATTCATGTCGCTTGACGAATTCAAGTTTGATGATCTGCGTACATTAAAAGAAACAAAAGACGCAAGTAGTTCGCTTACAGTATCCAATCTGTTTACTACCAAGACTTTCTCTAAGTTCATTGATTATAAAGTTGGTGATTATGTATGGAACCGAGGATTGTTTTATACAGCGACGAAGAACTATGCGGCATCAACCCTAGGAGCATTTGATCTAGATAACTGGCAGCTTGTAAACATCAGCGGTAAATTATTGCCTTCAATTTGGCTCAGTGACTTTGATGGTTACGGTTGGAATGTACTTCAAATAATGCCTCCGGTGTATGTTGAGGAAGTTTGCCCCAACGCACTTGATCCTAACTTAGTTGAAAGCAAGATTACTTTTGCTAGCCCGCATCAGCTTGCTGTTGGAGAGAAATTTATTTTAGCCGGTGCCGGTGATAGTGCATTGGATACCTTGCTTACTGTCAAAGAAATTGTAGATGATTACAATCTACTAGTTGACGCCAAGTCTACCAGTGGTGGAATTACCTATAACTTAGTTGCCTTTAAGATCAAGTCTGTGAAATTTAACTCAGATGCTGAATGGCAAGCTTCTCCTATCAATTTCATCGCCGGCATGAAAGCCTACATTGACTACGGTGACACAGAAGGCAGCTGGAAAGTTGTCACCTATGTTGACGATGGATCGGATGTTGGAACCCAACCTGATATCATTGTAGAGTATAGTGGACCAATGGTGGCCAGCGGCGATTTAAGTGTTGTCAAGCTTATCAATGGAAAAACACAAGAAGAGTTGACAACGCTAGAGATTTTTGATCCTTACAAAGGACTAACCATAGACGAGGCTGCAAATTATATTGATTACAAAGGAATTGCAGATCCAGCAATCTATAACATCACCGATCTTGGCGCCAAAGATCCAGAAGCAGTTGAAATCTGGGACAGCACACAAGTTGGAAAGTTATGGTGGGATTTAACATCACTGCGGTATATTGAATATGAACAAACAGATGACATTCAGTATCGTGCCACACATTGGGGCGAAAAGTATGCCAACACCACGGTCATGGTCTATGAATGGGTAGAGGCAGATCAAGAACCTACCACAGAAGAATTTCCATATGCAAGATTAGATAAAAGTAGCAGTATGGCTGGGCAAATCCGCTATAGTGAAGAAGAGGTGTTCAATGCAACAACTGGAAAAACTGAAACAAAATATTATTTCTGGAACGGCAATGTTGATCGTTTAAATTCTGCAGTCCCAGGCAGAATTTATTCTGCAAACGCCATTCAGTCAATGCTAAATGATCCAGACGCCAATGGCATTGCCTGGATGTCTCCTATCGACAAAAATGCACTATTGGTTTCTAACATTAATGATTTCTTTGCTGAAAATGATAGGCTTATTCTGCAAATTGAACTAGATGCTGCTCCTGAGCAAAACTTTAATTTTGCTAAATTAGTCTCAGAAGGATTCTCCGGTGATGTCATTGACGATTTTTTCTACAAGCGGCTTGAAGCCAGCATTGCATCCAGAGACAACTATAGAGAAATTTATCCTATTAAACCTTTTGTTCCTGGGCAAACATACTACAAAGGCGACTATGTTGTTAATTTTTCTAGCGGAACCTTTGTTCAACTTATCACTCCGGGAGTATATACTACCAAAGACTATCCACTTCTGAATAGTATTGATGACCAACGAGAAGACATTACTCAAATTTGGCAAGCAATACCCGGCCGCGATCATAGAATATTCCAGGCTGCAAAAGACTTTACTGCATCCAGCTCGCTTTCAACAGATAGAAATGCAAGAAAGCTAATCAAGAGTGGTGCAGTCGGCATGATATCCGGAGTGCTTGAACTAGATCTCAACGAATATTATGCAGTGATTAATACACGACGCCAGGTGCCTAGCAGTCGCCTACACCCTGCAAGAAGATACGGCAATCAGATTGTACCATTGCCTCAGAGCTGGTTTAACAATGTCAGAGAAGCTCGACGAGTATTGGTTTCAGCTGCCAACAGCTTTTTGTTAAACATTGATACTGTAAGTAAACAAGATTGGGACAAATACCTAATAACATACAAACCGCTGTTTGGTCCATATACTAGAAATCTTACTGGATTTTGGAGATACGCCGACTATGTAGCCAGTGGCTATGTTCCAGGCAACGAAATAGTTCGCTTGACAGATTTCAGCCAAGTTGCTGACCTTGACGATGATATTACTAATTTTGCCATAGTTGATTCGTCCAACGACACAATAGAAGCCTATGACAAGGATGGAAATATTGTAACCTTGGTCTACAGAAAAAACGGAACCATTCAGTTCAGTAACTCTCTTTGGAATGGTGCGTTAGGCGATACTTGGGATTCAACCCGCTGGGATTCAACTCGCTGGGACGAAGACGGTAGCGAAATCATTGAAAGCATACTCAAGGCGTTGCGCTATTCAATTTTTGTTGGTGCTGATTTAGGATATTTTAACCTGCTGTTCTTTGCACTGGTCAAAGAAAGTCTTGTACAAATTCCAACGGCAGATTGGGTAGCAAAAACTACCTATCTAGATGTAACACAAACTAGTTCAAACAATCTAAATCAGGTCAAGGCTTTTTATAATAAAAAGGATCGACTGGTAGGGAAGTACATTGATGAAGTCAAACCTTATCACACCAAGACGCTTGATAAGAATCAATTCAGTGTTAAGGTTGTGCCAACTTCGGTTGACATTGCCGAATCCATAGACCTATCTGTCACTACCGTGGCTATATTGGTCCAGGAGCAGGATGAAAATGCCATTGTGTCAACGGAATCTGGGCTGGGAATTCCTCAGGGCTTTGATACAGTAACGCAATCGCTTACTGAAGAGAGTTAACAAGGGTTATATAGAAAAAACTAAATATGAGTATGACCAGCATGAAACTACCAATCAAAATAGATACTTTTATTGTTATCAAGGACCTTGATACTGGTAAAATTCTGCGCGAAGGACACAATGCTATCCATCGTGAAAATATGAGCATTGTCATAGCCAATGGACTAGCACGAAATAATAATTCTAGCTTCATCAGCGAAATACATTTTGGCCGTGGTGCCAGTGTTGTTTCTGACACTGGCACTATTACATATAGAAAGCCAAATGTAACTGGTGTCAACGCCAACCTTTACAATACTGTGTATTTTAGGGTTGTTGATGATGAAGATTTAAACAATCCTGATTTTGAATTTAATTCTACCAAGCAGGTTCATACTACTGGAACTGATTTTTCAGATACCGTGATTACTGCAACACTGGATTACACTGAGCCGTTGGTTAACGACAGCGTCTACAACATTGTAAACGGTACTCAGCAAAGCCTAGATGCTACAACCAGCATCGATGGAGAATTTGTTTTTGACGAAATTGGTTTGAAAACCAGAGGATTAACCGGACTTAACACTGGAAATTTGCTAACGCACTTTATATTTCACCCAGTGGAAAAGCAGGCTAATCAAAGAATTCAGATAGTTTACACCCTCAGGGTGCAGGCTGGTTAAAAAGGTATAAGAATAAATATACCAAAGGCGATATTACGCCAAGGGGATATAAAAATGGCATACGAAGTCAATAAAAGCAACGGAGAAGTACTGGTAAATCTAATCGACGGTGAAGTTGATAATACCACTACGGCCTTAAACTTGCTGGGTAAAAACTACCTGGGCTACGGCGAACTAATCGCTGAAAATTTTGTTCACATGCTGGAAAATTTTGCCAGTAGCGCAGAACCAGTAAGTCCAATCAAAGGTCAGCTATGGTTCAACACTAGTGAAAACAGATTAGCAGTTAGAGATTCAGATGAGTATTGGAAAACACTGGCTCATCTAACCAGCAGACAAAACCGCCCAGCAGAAATAGCTCGTTCAGGTGATTTTTGGTGGGACACCACTAACAAGTCTTTGAAAGTTTATGTAGGGCAAACAGTCAATGATCAGACACTGCCAGGTTATAACAATGGATGGGTCAATGTGGGTGCATTTGAAGGTGGAAGTGGTATTAGCTTTGCTACACTACTGGACACAATTGGAAATACACATAAGGTAGTACGACTTAATGCCAACAGCATCTGCGTTGCAATTATCAGCACCGATGCAGAATTTACAATTGCTGCTTCTCATGCCATCCCTGGCTTTACCACAATTGGTAAAGGTATCAACATGAACAGCACTGGTAATACAACAACTACCTTTAACCCAGATGCTTTCAAACTGCGTGGTATTTCTATCGAAGCAGAATTCGCAGACGTTGCTGAAATTTATGTAGCTGATGCTGCCTATGAGCCCGGCACACTGGTTTCCCTAGGTGGCAGCGCAGATGTTACTGTGACCGCAGGAGTTGCGGATCAAAATATCTTTGGTATTGTTTCATCAAGACCAGCTTACTTGATGAATGCCAAGCAAAAGCATGAAAAGAATGCTCTACCTATTGCCGTAGCCGGAAGAATTTCTGTAAAGGTAACAGGTGTTGTTAACAAAGGAGATCGTTTAATTGCCAGTGATATTCCCGGAGTTGCTCAAGCTGCTTCCATAGATGCACCAGCTTGGAGTATCATTGGTCGCAGCTTAGGAAACTTCTCAGGAGAAGGCGTTGGTGTAATTGAAGCCACAGTTGGAGTTCGTTAATTAAATGGCAACCAAACGCTACATTGTTGCACTTAAGGACGGAGTTGATTACAACGCATTCTGGAGTGAAATTGAAAATGCATCTCCTGAGGATGGGTTTGTGCCTTCGCGCCGCGTTGACATTGTCAACAACCGTAGTGTCTATGTTCGTCTTTGCGAATATGCATTGTCTGATGAAGAAGCAGAAATATTAAAAAAAGATCACAGAGTACTGTCAGTTGAGCAACCATTTAGAGATTTGCCGCATGTTCAAATTGTTAGTCATGCTGTAGTCACACAAAATAACAATTTCAGTATAACAAGTTTACCAGAGGAAGAACAAGTAAACTGGGGATTACTTAGACACAGCAATTCGCTCAACCCTTATTTAAAAAATCAAGGCAGACAAGTAGAATCACAATACAAGTACGCTTTGACTGGTACAGGAGTTGATATTGTAATCAATGACGCTGGTGTACAACCGTCTCATCCTGAATGGAGAGAAGTAGGATCAGATACTAGCAGGTTTCAAAATATCGACTGGAAGCAATACTATGAAGAATATACTGACTCTGAATACCCCTACAACGACAACCAAGGACATGGTACTTCAGTGGCTGCTATTGCGGCTGGTAAAACATACGGATGGGCCAAAAACGCACACATTTATTCATTGGCTTATGGTGATTTTAGTTCAACCGGTCAGCAAGATCCATTGGATTTCTTTGAAGCATTAATTAACTGGCATAAAGCTAAAACAAATAATCGTCCAACTGTGCTGAATATGAGTTGGGGGCTGGTTTGCCTAGATTGGACAGGATTAAAAAATAACAACAGCGATCTTGGTCCAGACTGGAGAGCTTATATTACTGACGGTGCATGGAGAGGACAAGTGTTTCCGGGTTGGGATAATAAAAAACATCCAGCGCCGGGATTTGAAAAACGCGATTATTATCAAGATCGAGGACTATTAACCGACGACGAAGGCAACCTTGGCATTGATTTACAAGCAAGTGCAAGCAGAGTTCCTTATACCAGCGACGCATATAATGCCGCATTGGCTGAAGTAATTGACGCTGGTATTATTGTTGTACAGGCAGCAGGCAATGCGTCACAAGTAATAGAAAGATATACAAATTCGTCCATGGACAATTATTCCGCTGGACATGACTGGCAAAATCATTTTTCTCTTAAGGTCTATGGAGGCACATCTGACAATCCAAGATTTTTAAATCCTCAACCGTTGACAGGCAGGGCGTATTATGCTCGTGGATTTAGCC